AGAACTTCTTCAACAGGAATGAATAATACAGAAGAATGGGCTTTTCCACCTTCAACATCATCAGCTTTAATAGAAGGTTTAATGTGGTTTAATTCTACAACATCTACGTTAAAAGGTTATGAAAAAGCGGCTGGAGTACCGGCTGCAACTTGGGCATCAGGAACAAATTTTCCATCATCAACTTATGGACAAAGTGGTTTTGGAACACAAACATCAGCAATGATAGCTGGTGGTCCAACTGCTCTTTCAAACACACAAACTTTTAACGGATCTTCTTTTACAGCAGCACCTGCTATGAATACAGCATCGCCGCCAGCTTCAAGATATTTTATAGCGGCTATCGGAGCTACAGGTGGTGCGGGTATAATGGCTGGAGGTGAACCAGGTGAGGCCTCTGCAGAAACTTGGAATGGATCTGCATGGACAGAAGTAAATAATTTAAACACAGGTAGAAATTTTCAAGGGGCAATGGGTGTATCAACAGCGGGTCTTGCTGCTGGTGGGTATACTTCAACAGCAAGAACAGCAGACACTGAGACTTGGGATGGCACAAGTTGGACAGAAGTTAGTAATTTAAATACAGCTAGAAGAGGGTTAGGTGGAGCTGGAAGTCAAACTTCTGGAATAGCTTTTGGAGGCAACAAAAACCCTAATAATCTTACTGGGGAAACAGAAACATGGGACGGATCTGCATGGACAGAAACTGCAGATATGAATACTGGAAGAGAATTTTTTGGAGCATATGGTCCCACGACAGGCAACACATCTGCAATGGTAGCAGGTGGTTTAGAACCTGGTAATAGTGTAAACACAGAAGTATGGAATGGGTCAAGTTGGACTGAAGTTAATAACTTAGCTACTGCTAGAAGATCTCAAGGAGCGGCAGGAACCTCAATGGCTGCAGTTCTTACAACTGGGGAAGCACCTCCAGGTGCAACCAATGCAACTGAATTGTTTACAGCAGATGCAGCAGTGGTTACAATAACAACTTCATAGTTGACGTTTAACTAGAAAGAAGGTATATACAGATTAGAAATGAATAAAGGAGATAGCATGAACAAAGAAAAACGCAATATTGCGACTAAACTAGAGACCGAGTCTAAGTATTTAACTAATATATTAGATAAAGAAGACGTTAAACATTTTAAAAAATTAATTCCAGAACTACAAGATACATGGATGAAAAAACAAATGTTTCGTACAGAAACAGAAATGAGGTTTTCTGTTTTATCTGACAATAAATATCCAACCAAAGCTGCAAAGTATTGGCAGTCTGTAAGAGAGCAAAACACACACTTTGAAAATTTAGTTCACTTATCCTTTGATGCAAGAAAAAATGAAGTTGAGATAAAAAAACTACAAAGAGAAATTAAAGAAGTAAACGATCCATTAGATAAAGAAATGAAACAAATAGAGTTAGAAGAAAAACTATACAATAAAGCACAGATGGAACTTGTTGCCAAACATAGAATGAGAGAAGTTGCTACTTGGTCTAAACTTAAAAAAGAGTTTGATGATGGTAACTTTGATAAGAGAGATGTTAACAATCACCAAGCACATTCTTACTTGTTAAGATTACAGCATCAAAAAAATACTCTTACTCCGGGAACATCACAACCAGAAGTATTTAATGTTATGGGACAGATTGATACTCTTGAAAGAGTTATTAGAGAGAAAGAGTTAGCACCACCTGAAACAAGAAAAAAAATAAAAAAGTAATATGAAATTTGACTTTATATATTTTGGTCAAACTGTTTTAAAATACCAAGTTCCCCTGGAAATATTTGTAGGTCTTAATGAGATTTACGAAAAACGTAAGAAAGAATTACCTAAAGCAAACAAGCAATTAGTGGGTAAAATAGAAGATGAAGTATCTTTGTTTTTTAATGGACCACCTAATGATAAGATGCATCAGCATAGTTTCTTACCACAAGATATATTGAATTGGTTTATATCAGTCTTTGATCACTACACAGAGTGGAACAAGATAGGACCGACACAAAAATCTATAAACTCTGTTTGGGTTAATGAAATGAAAGCAAACGAATATAATCCTGTACACATTCATCAAGGCAAACTGTTTACAGGTTTATCATCTGTAATGATTATGAAATTACCAGAAAATACAGGCGTAGAATATTCAGCTAAAGAAAAACCTATGAATGGTAGACTCCAAATTATTGGTGCAGCTAATGGTCAGTTTTCTAAAACAGACTATGCACCCAAGATGAAAATAGGTGATTTCTATGTTTTTCCTTACGACATAAGACACTGCGTATATCCATTTAACGGAACGAAAGAAAAACGTAGAACCTTAGTTTGTAATGTAGATGTTGATTATAATCCTGTGGCTTCAAGAACTGGATCGGGACAAAAAGAATGACACAAATACCATACATGCCAAGATGGCAATCCTACGTTGCTACAACAACAGACCCCATGTTTACACCAGAGCAATGCAAAATGATTATTGATGCAGGTCATCAATGTAAACCTGAAGAAGCAAAAGTTGGGGGTGGAGACAAAGGTAAGCATGATACTAAAAAAAGAGTTACAACTATATCTTGGATACCTTTTGTTAAATTACCACAGATGTATAAAGTTATTGAGAATCAATTATCTATAGTAAACTTAAATCATTTTATGTTTGATGGTGTAAGAATAACAGAACCTGCACAATTTACAGTTTATCCTAAAAAAGGTTTTTATGATTGGCACATGGATCTTAATGCTTTTGGTCAACAAGGACAATTTCCAATTCGTAAAATATCTATGACTTGTTTATTATCAGATCCATCAGAGTTTACAGGTGGAGATCTTTTGTTTGGAGATCTAGGTGATAACAAACCACTACCTTTAAAACAAGGACAAGCAATATTCTTTGCATCATTTTTAAGACATCAAGTTGCGCCAGTTAAGAAGGGGGTCAGAAAATCATTAGTGATGTGGTTTGGAGGACCACCTTTTAAATGAGTCAACTACAAAGAAAATTATTATTTCCCACTCCTATTTATTATAAAGATTTGCCCAACGCAAAAGAGTTAAATAAGTATTTATTTAAACATATAAAAAAATGGAGAAAAGATAACCCTAAAGGCGAAGATAAAACTAACTCTGGATTTGGTTGGCATAGTCCAACTGATATGAATCAAAGAAAAGAATATGAACCTTTAGCATCAGAGTTGTTTAAAATGGCAGAAGAGTGTAACAGAGATTATGGAGTCCAACCTAAATTAGGACTTGGTAATATGTGGGCTAATGTAAGTCCAACGTATTCTTATAATAAAACGCATACACACCCTAACTCATTATGGTCAGGTGTGTATTATATCAAAGTTCCTAAAAACTCAGGCAAACTATTTTTAGAAGACCCTAGACCAGGACCTAATACACATATGCCTAGAAGATTAGATAATTTACCTGAACAATTATGGCGAGTATGTGCGTATGAACCTAAAGAAGGAAGAATGATTTTTTTCCCATCTTGGCTTCCGCACGGAGTTGATTTAAATATGAACACAGAAAAAGGGGAAAAGAACTGGAGAATATCAGTATCTTATAATTTTATACAAGTATGAGTTTTAAAAAAAATAAATACCAAGTTATCAGAGGTGCTATATCTAAAGATGTGGCAGACCTAGCTTATAGATATTTACAGATATCAGCAGAAGCAGATTATTGGATGTTAGAAAATAATGTAACTCACAAGGGTAATAGACTTCTCGGTAATTTTAATGACCCACAAGTACCGAATTCTTACGCTAAATATGGTGATAGATTAATGGAAACATTATTAATTAAAACTATAGATGTTATGCAGAAAAAAACAGGACTTAAATTGGTGCCTACTTATTCATACACAAGGCTTTACAGAACAGGTAATATTTTAAACAGACATAAAGATAGACCTAGTTGTGAGATATCTACTACGCTTTGTTTAGGTGGTGATCACTGGCCAATTTACTTAGATCCAACAGGAGCTGATAATGTTATTCACGAATATAAAGGAATTATTAAACCAGGTGCACCAGTAGGTGTAGAAGTTAATCTAAAACCTGGTGATATGCTTATTTATTCTGGCTGTGAATTAGAGCATTGGCGTAAACCTTTTCAAGGCAAGCTATGCGGACAAGTATTTCTTCATTATAATCATGCAGATGGGCGGTTTGCAAAGACCAATTTGTATGATAAAAGACCTCTATTGGGCATACCAAAACGTTGAACATCAACGCGATTTAATATAATCTACACAAAACAGGAATTTCTATGCTACAAAAATTAGGCTTTTTGCCAGGCTTTAATAAACAAGTTACTCCAACCGGGGCCGAAGGACAATGGACCGGGGGCGATAACGTTAGGTTTAGATATGGATCACCAGAAAAAATAGGTGGTTGGGCACAGCTTGGTGCAACTAATTTAACAGGTGCAGCCAGAGCAATACACCATTTTGATGATAATGCAGGTATTAAATTTGCTGCTATAGGTACAAACAGAATTTTATATGTGTACTCTGGAGGCACATACTACGACATACATCCTATCAGAACTACATTAACAGGCGCAACCTTTACAAGTACATCTTCATCAAAAACAGTTACGGTAACATGCACCGGGGCTCATGGATTACAGGATGATGACATTGTATTATTTGACAGTGTAACAGGAGTGACTGGATCATCAACTTATAATAACGCTACATTTGAAGATGTTAAATACATGGTAACATCAGTTCCTACTACAACTACATTTACAATTACTATGGAATCAACTGAGTCTGGTACGCCTTTAAGTGGATCAGGATCTGCTTCTGTATTGTGTTATTACACAGTGGGACCAGCACAACAAGTTGGTGGTTTTGGTTGGGGTACAGGATTATGGAGTGGTACGGTAGCCGGACCAGCAACAACTACACTAGCTTCTACCATTAATGATAGTGTAACCGATATTCCTTTAACTGACACATCTCAGTTTCCCGCTACAGGTGAAATTAGAATTGGTACAGAGGACATTAGTTATACAAACAATAATACAACTACAAATATATTAAGTGGTGGTGCAAGAGAAGTTAACGGTACGACAAAAGC